CCTATATTTGCTAAAATAGTGCCATTTTTATGTTTATCAACGAGTTGTGCAAGTTCTAATAAGCGCCCTGAAAGTTTCATATTAACGGTCTAAGAAATCCTTTAATCTTTTTGAACGAGATGGATGTTTTAATTTTCTTAATGCTTTTGCTTCAATTTGACGAATACGTTCACGTGTAACGTTAAATTCACGTCCAACTTCTTCAAGAGTTCTTGCTCTTCCATCATCTAATCCAAATCTTAATCTTAAGACTTTTTCTTCTCTAGGAGTCAATGTATCTAAAACATTAATTAATTGTTCTTTTAACATTGGAATATCAACCAAGCATGTAAATGGTTTAAATTCATGAGATTCAATATAATTAATTGTTTCAGTGGAAGCATCTTTTCTACTGTGAATATTTAATCCTTTTCTCGTAAAGTTAAAATATGCGCCATTTTTATCATAAGGTTCAATAAATAATTGTAATCTATCTAATACTGATAATAATAATGCTTTAGGAATCTTACAGTATGAATCAAAAGCAACGTCTAAATATCTAGAAATTTCTTCTACAGGATAATCTTCAATTCCTTCCAATAATGTACCATAAATCATAATATTATCATCATAGATAATTAATTCATCAGCTTCACCTAATGTTACTTTAATATCTTCATTTACTAAAATAGTAACACCGCCAACCATACAACTTCCTTTTTTAACTAATGCCCCTAAATTTCCATTTTCTACAACTTGTAAAGCATTTGAGGGTTTTGGAAAAACACCTTCGTTAAAATATGTTTTTAATAAATTTCTAAATCCTTTAGAATCAGTAGCTCTATCATAAATAGGTGTTCCATCACTTTCATAACTTTCAACTTGTGAATCAAAAGGAAAAGCATCTATAGTTGCCATTGTAATTACCTCCTTAATTTATTTTTATTTCTAATAACATTCCCTACTTTTAATTCAATGGAAATATTATTCTCTTTCATAACTTCATAAATTTCAACAATTCTAACCTCTAATTGTAATCCATATTCTTCAAGTACACAATCTACTTTAGTTCCTAAATCATAGTCTTTCATATACTCATAACCTTGAGGAACAATTTTAAAATCTACTGTTTGTTCAACAACATAATCTAATGATTTTTCTAAACCTTTTTGAATAAGTTCTTCCTTATATTCTTCTAAAGTTTGTTTTTCATCATCAAATTGTATGTCTCTTTGGTCTATGAACTGCTTATATTTATAACCACCATTTGATAAATCTAAATAAGCTACTATACGATTTTCAGCTTTATCACTTCCTGCGATAATGAAGTAATTTTTATATTTTGACTTATCAATATTGATTGTAGGATTTTTAATTGTATCTTGAACTGTTGAAAATGTAACAAATTCATTTCCTTCAGCTGATTGTGTCTTATCATCCCCCTTATAAATTATAACATTTAATTCATCTTTCTCAAAATTGTATACACATTTATAACTCATTTCTTGTGTTTGTAAGGTTTCATAACATTTATCAGCTAATTCGCTTCCTGTTTCTTGATATTCAATATTAGAACTTACTAATTCTTCTTGATGTGTAATTTCTTTGATAGGAATATCTTCTTTATATTGCCTTATCATATTTTCTACAGTTTGAATGAGTTGACCACTACCATAGAAAGTAGGATAGATAACTTTATCGTTCAATGTTCTTTCTAGAAAATATCCTGAAAGTTGAACATATTTAGTATCTTCCATTTTTAGCATCTTTTTAACCTCACCTGTTTCAGGTCTATCTTTAGTATAGATATATTTAATATTTGATGAATATTGGTCCACAGGAATTATGATTGTAAAATCGCCGTAAGTATAATATTTACGATTCCATTGAATATTTGTAGGTGTTAATAATGTTAATAATTGAAAATTAGAATCTAAAGCTTTAAATTCCAACATATCTTTGATTATAATAAATGGTTACACCTAATAAGTTAGTACCTTCATCAGCATTGAACTTAATAGTGTTTGTTCCAATATCGAATTTTAAATCGTAGAAAGAAGAATCTCTACTTGTTTTTCCAATTATATTAACATCATTTTTCTTAACAGTTGCAGGTGTACTAGTCAAATCAATAATAATAACATCATCTTTTTGCATAGTATCTAAAATTTTAATAAATTTATCATCTTTATAAATGATAGGATTTTTAACTTCTCCTTTAGCTAAAAGTACAATTTTAGGATACGTTTCAACATCTCCACTATTTGATAATTCAACTTCATCAGCAAATTTATAATGACTAAAAATGAATCCTTTATTAACTCTTGAAATAAATGGAAATCCAAATTTAGGAATCACTGAAGCAATATCTTCTCCGAATTCATCAACACTTAATAAATAAGGTTGCATACATCTAATAGTGAATTGTAACTCTAATCTCTTATAAATATTTTTATTAGGTAATGAAAATTTATACAAGCTTCCTTCGCACCATCTAGTTCTTCCTTGATATTTTAAATATACTTTGAATGTATGTTTAACTCCAAAAAAGCTAATACAAGAATCACGCATTATAGATAATAAATTTTTATTATTCATATAAGCTTTTACTGTTCTATCTTGAATTCCAACTCTTTCGGAAGATTGAATACCACCATCACCAAAAGCTTTTTCCTCATAGGAAATTGTATTTGTGACATAATCCCAGCCATCTAATCCATCACTAGGAATCATCCAAAGAGTGTTATCAAGGATGAACTCTTGTCCATCCTCTCTAACTATTCTCACTTTTACATCTTCTTTAGCCATCTATCATCATCCTTCCATTTGATACATTTGCTGTAATCTTAATTCTCTACTCATTTCATCCACTGAAGCAATAGGTTGATTAATATTGATTTCTTGATTGAATTTGAATCCTTGAATTGCTAAATCATTTAAACCATTTGACATATCCATATTCATAATGTGTTGTAATGATTTTAGACCATTCAACATAGAAGTTTCTATTTGAGCCATTGGGTCTTCATCCATAAATCCTTCACTAATACCTTGAGCTAAATATTTACCAACTTCTTTTTTCATAACTCTTGATGGAGATTTGATACCAAAAGCATCTTTAAATCCTTTGACTACGCCATCAGCAAATCCTGTGATTTTACTTTTTAACCATCCCATCATATCATTAATACCATTAAAGATTCCCTTGACAACATTTTTTCCTATATCATAAACCTTGCTTGGTATTGATTTAACTGTATCAACAATTCCGTTATAAATGTTTTTACCTGCCTTTTTAGCTTTTGATAAAGCATCACTACCAAATGTTACAATTTTAGAAACTGTATTAGTCAACCATGACCATACTTTTCCAGGTATTGTTTTAACGGAATCTATAATACCATTGACAATATTCTTACCTGCTTCTTTTGCCTTGTTCCAAGAATCATTAGCCCAAGTTATAATATTATTAAGAGTAGTTGTTAACCATTCCCAAAATTTTCCAGGCAATTCTTTAACATAATCAATAACACCATTTAAGAAATTAGTTCCTGCATCTTTAGCTTGAGTACCAACTTCTACCGCCCAAGTAGTGATATTATTGATTGTATTTGTTAACCAAGTTGCAATATTTCCTGGTAATTCAGTAAAGAACTCAACTACACCATTTATAAAGTTAGTTCCTGTTTCTACTGCTTTATTGTACATATCTACTGCCCATGAAGCAATAGTTCCTAATACATAACCAATAAAATAACCAATTCTTTCCGGCAATGTTTCAAAAAATTCAATAACTCCATTTACAAAGTTAGAACCTACTTCAACTGCTTTAGCATACATATTTTGACCCCAATTAATAACATAATTAATAGCCATATCTATAGCTTTTGCAATTTTATCAGGTAGTTCAGTAAAGAATTGAACTACGGAATCTATAGCACCTTGAATAGTTGATTTTACTGTTTCAAAAGCATCACCTATAACTGTCGGTACAGTTGAGGTAAAGAAAGTTGAAATTGAATTCCAAATTCCACTAATTGTTTCCGGTAATGATTTAAAAAAGTTGACAACAGTTTTAGCCATATTATCTACCACTTTTCTAAATCCATCACATTTATTATAGGCTATTACAAGTATAGCAACCAAGGCTACAATAGCAGTCACTACAATAGCTATAGGATTAACTGACATTACTGCGTTCAATGCAGTTTGAGCTTTTGTCCAAAGAGCAGTAGCCAATTCGGCTAATGTCATTTGTCCTGTTAATAATCCAACGATAGCCTCTTTTGCTGATAATACACCATTTGATACTGCTTGTGTTACTGACATTTCACTATCAGCCAAAGTAAATAATTCTACAACCTTTTTTAATTCATTAA